TTCCTCAAGGTGAGCGGTGCAAACCTCAAGAACGTTCATGAATTCTTCTGCACTGTCACATTCTACCACACGTTCATCATTTTCGTTACTGGTGATGAAGAAAGACCTGCTACAAATGTCAATGACGACACTTTCAACATAGGTTTCGGCGTTCATGGATTGCTCCGTTGCTGACCCCCGTATTATAAGGCATCAGAACCAGGGTGTCAAGGATTTTCAAGGGCGGCAACTTTAGTCTCTAACGTTTCAATTTTGGCGATTGCCTCTTGCAGTGCAGCAGTCAACAACGGAACAAGTTTGGAAGCATCAAGCATTTGTGGATCAATTTCACCTTCAGAGTCCACTGCATCTTTTGCCCCTGTTACGGCTGTTGGTACTGCTGGTGTAACTTCATGGGCAAAGAAACCATCGCAGACGGTGTTGGGATCACTGATGTAATTAAATCTGATTGGTCTTAAAAGCTTGATCTTCTGAATTCCATCCGCAATTTCTACATCATTTTCTTTTCTTCTGTAATCAGAAAGATTATTGTAATATGCCTGTCCTGTGTCTCCAGTAATACTTCCAACCGCTGCAGAACCACTCACAAAGACCAGGTGAGTTACAGTGCCATTATTGTCTGTATCTCTTGTTTTAATGCCATTATATGAATCTCCAGCAAATTCAAGAACAATATTGCCATAACTTGCTCCATTTGATGCACTAAGCGTGTTCACCAACAACCGCCCAGTGCTATCGATTCGCACCCGCGTCGAAGCAGCCGTAAGAATATCAAGCGCATCTAGCGAATGAGCGTATTCAATCCTGCCTCTATAACGTGCGTCTCCAGAGGTTCCATCCGCAAAGTTTATTGTTCCGCTATTTGACGTTCCCGATGCAATAGTCATTCCAGCATCACTTGAGTCTGCAATAACTAAATTCTCACCACCACCGACGTATGAATCAGGGCTTGAGGTTCCCAGTCCCATGGAACCAGCAGCAGTTATACGAAGTCTTTCACTTTGATTTACATTAAATAACAAGAAATTATTATCACTATCATATGTAATATTACCTCTTGTTGTTCCACTACTATTCAAGAAAGCAAGAATATTATTGCCTGATGAAGATCCACACTTCATCTTGATCTCTACATTATCAGCACCTGTCAGTGTTAAATCACCATCTGATGCGATACGAAGACTTTCACTACCACCAGTATGGAACTCCATATTCTCATTGGAGTCTGCAGCAATTCTTAAATCTCCAATATAAGAATAAATTTGATGTGTTCTTTGTGTTCCACCAGCAGGTCCGTGCTTTAAATTAATTGTTGGACCTGATCCACCAGCAATTGTTTCACCATTTGAAATTGTTATGGCACCAGCGAGTGTTTCGGATTGACTACCAACCTCAAGCATTGTAACGGGACTCTCAGTTCCGATACCAACTTTACCGCCATTGTATCCAACGACATTTGCAAATTGGGACAGTTCTCTATTATTTGCCATTACTCACGGTTTTTTGAGTATTTATCAGACTAGGTGGTCTTTACAGTAATACCAAGTGACCGCTACTCTTTTCTTTCCAGATTCTACTGGTGTTGAACAGTGTGGGAAGCACCAATTTGATGGAAAAAATAATGCTCTACCTGCTGCTGGTCTGAAATCACATTCAGGTAGCATCTTGAATTTAGTTGCCCCACCCTCAAAATCATCCTTTAGATACAATACAACAGATACTTGACGATGATAAAAATCACTCTTTGGATCCGTGCAAGCATCAAAGTGGTAATTATATTTTTGTTCTTTCGTATATTCTAAAACTTGAATACCTTCTCTATGAGAACTGGTTTCTCTAGCACCAGGGATAGGATATCCATCAAGAGCAATATCAGACTTAAAAAGTCTATCTCTATATTCTAATAACGCAGCATTCATTTTCTCATGAAGTATCTGTGTCGCAAGAGTGCCATCTGCCATGACGGTTCCTGTGCTTGAACGAACACTAGTATCTGCCCTTACATTCCCGTCAGCATCAAAGACGGTGTTTGGATTGAAAGTTAAAGTATCAATATACTCGTTGACGATTTTTAATTGCTCAACATCAAGGACGCGAATGTCCTGAATAAATTGTTTCATAACAAAAGTGTTTTCAGTATTTATTGCGATTATCCAGAGACTTCCATTACAGTAAGTGTTGATGCTAAACTAGTATCATCATATGAGGCACGACGATTTATTCCAGCAGTACCACCAGTAACTCTAACCTGCACTTTATAAGTTACTGCTGAAGTTGTTGCTGGAGAGTCTAGGAAAGACATGTATACACCACCCATGCTGCTACCATCGGAAGCATTCCCCGCAGAAGTATACCATATTTTTGATCCAATATAAGTTTTAGAATCCGTTCCCTTGTAAATATTAGTTGATCCTCGAACAAGTTGAAATATATTGTAATGTCCATCAGTACCACCACAACTAATATCAGCAATAACTAATATTTTGTTTGAAGATGACGTTGGAGTAATTGAAACAGATAGTCCAGGAGAAGGTATGTCTGCAAAACTGGTATTAGTATATGTAAATCCATCAGTCAACACCGTCTGAACACACTGAATAATACCACCGCTTGCACCAGAAGGTAGTCCGTCTCTTGGGACAATTCTATTTGTTCTTAATTCTGACATTATGCTGTCACCTCCATTAAAGTCATAGAACTAGCACACTTTCCATCATATTCACTATTACTCTGGTTTGCGACACTTCGGTTAAAAGACCAATAAACGCTTTGATAACTAGATATTCTAAAATCATAAGTAACCTGTGAAGTTGTAGCAGGACTGTCTAAGTAATGAATTTGTAGAGGTATTTGTATGTAATCATTGCTGGTTCCATCATATGTGGTTACTGCTTTAGAAACTTGAGGTCTAATACCATCAGCATCACCAAAGTAAAGTTTTGTTCCTCCACCACCGGTTCCTCTATACAAGTAAGCAACCGTACCGTAACCGTTGCCACTACCAACGTTCGCGTCAACCAAAACAAGAATTTTATTTGTTATTTCTCTAGGCGTGATACTGCAAGTCATTACAGAGACAGCTCCACTGTTTCCAATGCTACTACTAGTCACCACACTTTGAACTACTTGTACAATACCACCGCCACCACCAGTAGGGATGCCAGTCGTTGGAACTATTCTATCTACTCTAAGTTCAGATGTCATATCAAGAAGGTTCAGTAGGCCAAGTTACAGAAGTCATATCCAACTTATAGTTAGAATCAAGAGTTGGGGTTGCCGTAGAAGGGAGGTCTCTGAGTGCCTGACGATAAGTCTTGAAAGCAGTAGAGAGAGTTGATCCAGTTTCTTTTGCTTTTACAACTTTCCAATCATCCTTTGCAAGTCTTTTATCTCTCTCAATACGCAGAAGTTTCATCGCTTCTGCACCATCAAGTTCGGCAATCTTTGCGTTAATTGCTGCCTCGGTTGGTTTGTCCTGTCCGTGTCCGTCTATCCACTCCAAACCAGAATACTCACTACCACGGAGAACCCATTCTGCTCCTGGTGTAAGTGCTTGTAATGCTTGGGTAATATCGTATTTCATAGTAATAATTGTTTTAGTTTTATTTATCAGAGAATTACAAAGGCACCATCAACGGTCATTACACCATTTAAAGTAATCGGACCTGCAGCAAAACCATTGAACTGTGTTGATATGTAGTGATTGCCAGTCATCACTTTATCAGTGAGAAATACACCATTACTTACATACAGTCCATTAAATGAATTGCCAAGACCAACTAAAGTTTTTCTATCAACATCATCAGTGTTAATACCAACAGAAGTGGTTGTAGATATTCCGGATGTTTGCTGTGCAAATCCAATTCCCTGACCATTTTCAAGGTTCCAAACACCATCAGTAGAATCATACTTATACGTTAATCCGTTGGCGGTATAAGTATCACCATTACTGGGACTTGCCGGAAAATTAAGAGCTGCCATTATCTACTTTTTTGATTATTTATGAAATTAACCAGAGACTTCCATAAGAATCATTATATTATTATAGTTTGTATTGTCTGCATACAATTCAAAAGTGGAACCACCTGAAACAGATTCACATTTTACTTGAAGTTTGTATGTAGTAGAATCTGTGGTAGCAGGACTATCTATAAATTGTATTGCACTTTGAACTGCTTTAAAATCACCACTAGATCTAAAAAACAAATTTCTATTATACCAAACTTGTGTAGAACCTCTTAATACTTGAGCGTTCACCCGTAAAGTATCAACATCACCACCGTATGGACCCAACGCTATATTTACTAAAATTTTACTAGAGGTTGATGATGGTGTGATTGATGCACTCAATCCAGCATCAATGTAAGATGTAGAAGATGTTTGTAAGAAGGAAGTTATTTCACCCTGTACCATCTGAATGATAC